ATGACCAAGTATAAAACAATTATAGTATCTGATATTCATTTAGGAACTAAAGACAGTCAGGCTAAAGAATTTATTGAGTTCTTAGATAATTACTCTTGTAATACTTTAATATTAAATGGAGATATTATAGATGCTTGGGCTTTAGAAAGAGGGAGCAAATGGAGAAAGCAACACACTAAAGTTATTAAGAAGCTCTTAACTATTTCGAAAAATACTAAGCTTATTTACCTTAGAGGTAATCATGATGATTTTATTAAAGATTTTTTTAAAGTATCTATAAAAGGTAATATAGAAATTTTAGAAGACTATAAGCTTAAAATAGGATCAAAGAACTATCTAGTATTTCATGGAGATATCCTAGATGTATTTAGTTCAACATGGAAATGGGTTGCCAAATTAGGATCGATAGGATATGACTTAGCTTTATCTATTAACACTTTTTACAACAGGTATCGAAAACTACGAGGAAAACCGTACCTTTCTATATCCAGGCAAATCAAACATAGAGTTAAACAAGCAGTATCGTTTATAAATAACTTTGAAGAAAATGCATGCAGAATAGCTAAGCAAAGAAACTGTGAAGGAGCAATTTGTGGACATATTCATACTGCAGATAATAAAGTATTAAATGGAGTTCATTATCTTAACTCCGGGGATTGGGTAGAGTCTAAAACTGCTATCCTTATAACGAAGGATGACGATATAATAACTTATAACTTCTAAACGGAAAGGGGGGGCGCAAACCATTTAGGCGAGGCTCGCGATTCTATATATATATTCTCTTATAATTTACATAGTTATGGCTAAGAAAAAGAAAGAAAAGAAGGCTAAGTCGGCTAGGGTAGAGCATACGGTATACGGATACACATTCGGAATGCTAGAGACGCTAACACCAACGCTAGGGCCGGTAAGTTTAACATACACAATGCTTCCGCGGGGGTACTCTACGGGTAGTTACCTGGAGTATTAACTATGTCTTGGAGGTTAAATCTTTCTATGCTCTAGTTGCTATTCTGCTACATAGTATATACATTAAGGTATAGAATAAAACATAAGAGGTTGCCATGTTTCAGATTACAGACAATACTTTCAATATCAATAGGAGGTATTAAGTAAACAATAATCAATTAAATAATAAAAGTTATGAAATCAAATTACACTCGCTTCGGCAAAAACCTTCTAGTATCAGGTACTATATTCGACTATGTCGCTTTAGATACCGTTAATGATTCAGTCTTAAGAGTAAACTTTCGTCCTTCTTTTCGTTCTCAGCTTCCGGCAGAGATTACTATTACAACTTCATTAAACTTTGTTGTTAGTGTAGTAGGTTGTTCTCATGTAGCTATATCAGAGCAAGAGTTTTGGAAGCAATATGATAAAGCTATTTCAGCTTTAGCTTTAGTTAACCCACATGAGTTATTCGAAGAGGATTATGTCCAGTAATACTGTAACATGTCAATATTGTAATCAAGTTATCGATCTAGACAATACAGATTGGTGTAATTATTGCGATAGAAGTATCTTTGATGATAGAAGAGACTTATCTTCCTTTGATCGAAGGCAGATCTTTCTTAAAAGGATGATCGAGTTATCTGAAGAGATCGGGGATTATGATACTGATGCAGAGATTAACGTATGGCTTAAAATGGTAGATAATGGCTTTACTAGTATCGCTCAAGCAAGGAACTTTATTATTGAGAATAGAAAAGCCTTAAAAGAATTTTTAAATTTAGTTAAAGAAGAGAATGGAGTTATATAAAACATCAGAGAATAAAATAAGATCAACTAAACCAGATTCTGAAGTAGGCGTTAAGGTAACAGCATCGGCTTATGTTTGTGGAGAGAAAATGAAGAGGGCTATAATGAATGAAGCTTTATCATCTTCTTATTTAGATTATGTTACAATAGGTACTAGAAAGTATAATGCTGAATCTTTATGCTATAAGATTGATTTAATGGCTAAGATTCAAACTATTAATGCTTATCGTTTATTTTTAAATGAAGGGCTTCCTGGCCTAGTTGCAGGATTAACTTATAATAAAGGAGCAGTTAAAAAGACTGTAAAGAAAAAAACTACTGTTAAAAAAACAAAATAAAATCATGAAAAAATTTATATTATTATTGATGCTAGTTAGCATAACTGCTTTAGCTCAGAAGCCTAAGTATATAACAATAACATCCTATACTAATGGTAAGGCTAAAATAATTAAACAAATCCCATACCCTAAACCGGATACGGTATATAAGGTAGTAACTAGAGTAAAGATAAAGAAAGTACCGAAGATAGTTAAGGTACCTGTGTATAGTATAGTTACAATTCCTTCTCCTCCTACAGCAATAGATACTTTAGCTATTATAGAGAAGTACCATTCTAAAAATATCTATAAGGAAACTATAAAACTTCCTAATAACCAAGGTTGGGTATTTATTGTGGATACTTTAGCTTATAACAGACACGTAGGAAGGCATTGGCATGCAGAGATTACTCCTAGATTTATTACTAAAGATCACATAGTAGTTATGCAAGACCGTTCTAAAATTTATTTCGGGGCTAGTGCATCAACTAATTTTAATGGCTTATTTAATTTCTGGGGTGCTAATTTATTATTTAAATCTAAAGATGAATCTTTGCTGCATGTAGGAGCAGGAATGTCTATGAGGCAAGATGAAAATTATGGTATATCTCCATATTTAACTTTGGGCTACTATGTTAAAATAAAATAGAAACCTTTAACTACTTAAATAAGATGAAATTAGTATACGATTACCAAGCAGAAAAATTACTTAGAGAGCATTATTCAATTCTTTCTTCCTTAGGAGGTGAAAGTATAGATGAGGAAACATTAACTGTACTTGTAAAAGCTAGTGCTATACTAACAGTTAAGTACTTACAAGACAACTCTAAATCTTCTCATTCAAGTCAAGAAAATAGTCTTCTTACTAAGGATCATTGGGAAAATATAAAAAAATCTTTAATTAGTATATAAAATGGAACAGATTGCTAGTATGCTTGTAAATATTTTAGAATGGATATTTTTTATAACTATCGGTTCAGCATTTATAGTTACTTTTGTATTTTTTTATGGATTTTTAATCCATCTTTATAAACGTAGAAAACGAAGACAAAATAAATTATGATAGTTTTAATAGTAACAAATGTAATAACAGTAGCCGCTTTAGTAGCAGCTATATTTAAAATTAGAAGACTTCAATCAGATATAAAGATTAGTCAAGCTTTAGAAGAGCAAATGTGGGATGATATTAGCATCATGATGGATGAAATAAATGAAGAAAAAGTAGATATAAAAGACTAAATTTTTAAATTAAAAAAGGTTATGTTAGTAGAAAGAAAAAGTAGAGTATCGGGATTAGTTCATGCCTTGGACTTAGACATTACACCTGAGCAATTAGCAAGAGTAGATAATAGATTCGAATCAGGAGAACTTATTCAAAAGATAGTTCCTCATCTTTCTGTAGACGATAGAGAATTCCTCATGACAGGAATAACAGGAGAAGAATGGGCTTTAACTTTCGGCGAAGATGAGTAAGGAAGCTAAGTACCCAAGAGAGAAAGCAGAAGAAATTTATGATAATTACCTAAATAAAATACAGGGATTAGAAGGCAGAGAATGGTGGGAGTCCGCCAAACAATGTTCATTAATTGCAGTAGATGAGATAATAAAATTCGGTAACGAGCAAGGAATTAGAGAACCAATGATGTATTGGTATAAAGTTAAGGAGGAAATAGAAAAGTTATAATATGGATAAAGTAATATGCATTAAAGACGGAACTAATAATCATTTTCCAGATCGTCCACATATAAGCCGTGGTGAAATATATCATGTATTAGATGTAGTACCACACACTTCATTTAAAGAAGCAGCAAAATATAATGTAGCACCAGGTGATTGGTATGAATTTGCAGAAATACCATATTGCCATTGGAGCGGTCTATTTATGAAGATTGAATATGATGAACAATTAGAAGAATTAGAACAGATATATAATGGCAAATAAACAAACAGCAGTAGAATGGTTAATTGAAGTATTATGGGCTCCTTGTCAAGGAATACCATCTGATATAATTGATCAAGCCAAACAAATGGAGAAAGAGCAGATAAAAGATGCTTTTGTAAAATGCTGGGAATCAAATATACCTGATGGCATAGAATGTAAATTAGATGCAGAAGAATATTACAACGAAACTTATGGCAAAGAATGAATTATATAGTGCTATAGAAGCTGCAATTATACGTTGGAACCTTGATGGTACTAAAACAGCAGGTGAATTAACAAGAGAGATTATGTTATTAATTAAACAACAAGACAATGGCTGATATAACAATGTGTAATGATATGAAATGTCCTATGAAGTTTGACTGTTACAGACATACAGCTCCGTTTAACCAATGGAGGCAATCAACGTATTCTAAATCTCCTAGAGTAGAGGGTATGTTCTATTGTGACAAGTTTTGGAAGAATACAGGATATACTTTAGATGTAAGATTTAGAGAATATGAGAAAGAAGGTAGCAAAACTTAAAGCATAAGTCAAGTAAGTAGGAGATACAAGACACTCAGAATCGGTATTTATTATAAAAGAAATTTATGATTAAGCTAATCAACATACTTAAAGAAATTACTGAAAAGGTTTATAAGGATGAGTCTAATACTTGGACTCACGTAACTAATAAAGTAGAGGTACTATCTAATATTAAACGAGAGAAAGCTTTCATAGGTATAAATGAAGATCTAGATGAGTTTGACTATACTATTAATGCAAAGCTATCAGCCGATAAACAAAATTCAACTGCTCCTAATTTTTACAAAGGAGGATTATATGATGGAGGTTCATCTAAGTCAAAGTACCTGATAACATTTAAAGCTAAAGAAACATATCCTGGAGATAGTTTTGAAACTACTAACTGGAAAGAAGAAGATTATCCAATGATACCAAATGGCAATAGAGTTAACAGATTATCATTTCAAAAGAGTTCTAAGATAGGGATACTAAAACCGGAGTATAGAGGAATAGATAACTTTAACTTCTATCAATACGATTCTGGAATGGATAAATACGTTCCTTTGAATTTGGATAAAATTGATTAAGTGGGTAAGACACAGTCAAAATATCCAGAACGATAGTAGATATAATACAGAAGAAAAGAATAAGAGAGAGTACAAGTAAATAATAAAGGACAATGAATAAAAGACTAAGTACAAAAGAGATAGAAAAGAAAGCTGCAATAATGACAACTAAGCTAATGTTAACAGTATTAGGAGCATTAACACTAGTAGTAGGTATATGTTATATCTTTCCTCCTATAACTGCATATGTAGCATATGGATCTGTAATACTCTTGTTTTTATTCTTTATGTGGTATATGATCTATATAGGAGTAGAACAGGATGTAAGACACGAGGAATATTATAAAGATCTATAGGACAGTAGAGAGTAGCAAGAATAGCTAAGGTGTAGCTAATTGGTTTAATTAGGTACTATGTGTCACAAGGTACTAAATGAAATAGGTAGTAGGTGTGTAGAGAAGAAGAGAGAGAAAGTGTAGTAGCAGAAACTGAAAATTAGGGGCCGAAGGGCCTCCCCCCTTGAAAAAAGCCTCCTAGGCAAAATATATAAGAATGCTCCTTGCTCCCCTAGTTCGATTCGATACAAGGTACTAGGTAGTACACGGTACCGTAGAGTACAATCGCATTGTATATACACTAGCTCCTAAGGGAGTTGCTTTTCTGCTATATAATTCTTACCTTTACGGTACCATTGCTATACCAGCGATACTAAGAAGTACAATCGCATTGTATAACATTGTTTAAGGGGTTACAAGAGAGTAATCAAGCATTTAGAATGAGGAGCCGGCCTAGCCGGCTTTTCTTTTCCCTGAGGGTAGAGGAGACAGGATCAAGGTAAGGAGGTAAACAATTAGATATTTATATACATAAACACAGGAGCCATGAGAGTACAATCGCATTGTATAATAGGGATCCAGGAGCTAACTAAAGAACATGAGCAATTTTATCGACGAGGCAGAGAAGTCTCACAGCTATTCAGTATTCCAGATTAAGAATGAAGACAAGAAGAGCAAGAATAGAAACCATAAGTTTTATGTTGTTTCTAAGCTTGAAGAGCCAGAAGCTGTTCTCAACATGGTTAGATCCATGGCCTACAGCCCTACGGCAGGAGGAGGAACTAAGGAGATCTCTTCTGACATGAAGAAGGTAGGGAAAGATTACAAAGAAAAGTATACTGTGTTGAAAGTAAAAGGTGGTCTTTCTAAGGAGAAAGCTAATGCTCTCAAGAGCAATCTCATTGATAAGGCAGGAGCTCCGAAGGTCTACAACCAGATTCAGCCAGTAAATTAGATTATTCCAAGCCATGCTTTTCGAAATATTGATAGTTTCTATTACAAAGTACCCGATTTTCTAAAAACCGAATAGAACATTTCAAAGAAGCCAGACCCTTTCGAGTCTGGTTTCCTTTTGTTCTCTTAGAAGAGAATCGTTTCTCCACTAATAGTTACTCGTGAGATCGACTCTAATACAATGTTTCTAAAAGATGCCTTTTGCATATCGAAGACTGTAAGGAGGTTATAATCAGACGGAGAATACTTCTGTCCTACTCCTTTAACACCTTTCTTTACTCCTAAACGGGCATTCATTGTTCTTGGAGTACCATCCTTCTTAACGAAGTCTACGGTAAAGACTTTACCATCCTTAGCTTTTTCCATAAGAAGCTTAACTTGTTCGATTTTGTTTGTCATAACATTTATTATTTGATTGATGTCTAAAGATAATAGCTAAGGATCAGAAAGGCAACTATTATTATAAAAATATTTATATTATTTAGGACATGGTATAAAGACCTAATATATATCCTTGGGACATGGTATAGACGACTAATATATATTCCCTTAAATAATTTATATTAAAAAAGTTGCTTCCTAAGGATCTTCTTCGTACATTTAGAATGTAATAATTAATCAATCATTTAAACAATAAAGGTTATGACAAATTATCAAAGAGAATTATTTAACGAGATGTTAGACGTCAACTGGGAGTTGAACGTATCAACCCACAATGCAGTAGTCGTAAAAGCTCTTCACTACCGGATGAATCAACTAGAGGAGCTTATGGGAGAGCATATGGGAGAGAAGGAATGGCAAGATTGGAAGAATAAAGGACGGGAGATGTTTAAGTCAGCCTAAAAAAAGTTAGGGAGCCAGTTGCTTTTCTGGCTCCTTATTGCTACATTTAGAATGTAATAATTAATCAATCATTTAAACAACAAAGGTTATGGCAAACATGTCTTATTGCAGAAACGAAAACACCTACAAAGATTTAGTAGAATGTCTTCCACACATTGATTGCATTGCTTCTGGTCCTAGAGATGAGGAGTATAGAATTCGTCTACTTAAACTGATGATCGACTTTGTCGAGTCGGGAGATGCCGAGGAGGCTTTAGAGAATCGACTGATGTACGAAGGGGATTAAAAATCTTTGGAGCCAGTTGCTTTTCTGGCTCCTTCTTCTTAACTTTAGTTATCAATCAAAACAAATAAAGGTTATGACAAACGCAGTAGAAATTATCAATGAAGAGCAACGTGAAGCCTTAGGCGATCAAATTGCCAACCGTTTCGGATTATCACACATCCGTCTTTCAGAATACTTTAACGGTGCCACAGAAGGCTTTTGGCTCTCAGCAGAGAACGGCGAAAGAGCATCAGATGGTCGTTTATTATTTGACTACTGGACTTCTGACTGGCAAAGTTACGAGCACGGAGTTCATAGCGAGTTCATCGAGTATGTCAACGAGCTTGGCTACTGGCCGGAATGGAATGACGCAGGGACGTTAATGCTTTGGCCGGAGTAAAAAGATTTTGGGAGGCAGTTGCTATTCTGCCTCCTTCTTCCTAAATTTAGTCATCAATCAAAACAAATAAAGGTTATGGAAAAAAAATCATTATTACGCTGTGCTAAGGATAATGTGCAGTTAAGGATTAGGGAAATGTACGACCTCCGATCAGAAGATCTTCACTTCTCAGAGATAGGGGATCATTACAAAGCAATGGGTAATTTAAGCATTGCTATCGAGAATATGGACTCCGTAGGGGAGATTATATCCTATATTGAGTTGGGAGGATTGCATAATATTATTGATGGGAGTTGGGAGGAAGATATTGCTTCTATATACTACCAATTCTCGAGCTCTTATTTAAAACAAACCTCAGAAGTTATATCATGATAACATTTGATATGATTCCATTCTTCCCCCGGAGGGGGGGAGATGGTACTCAAGGCTTAGTAGTCTTGAATAACGGCTACACCCTTAGCATCGTCAAGGGAGAACATACCTACGGAGGTGATAAAGGCCTCTATGAAATGGCTATCTTCTTCGAAGGAGACATTGTTGAGGAGCATCCTATACTTGAAGGTACGTCCGGAGTCGTTGGATGGCTTGATGAGAAGGAGATTGAGGAGCTAATAAAGAAGCTACGGCTATATAGGCCGGCAGGATATAAAACTAAAAAGAGTTGCCTTTCTGATGAAGGGTTCGTTTCTTTAGAGAAGTAATTAATCAATCAGTAAAAATAAATAATCAGTTATGGAAAAACAAGCTTTGTTGGAGTCGCTTAAGAACTCCGCACCAAACACTTACTTGCCGGTTTCGGAAGTAATTAAGATGATCAAAGGCATTAATGTCGATTCGATCACTACCGCACACGTTCAACTTGTTACGGAGAATGTTCTCTCTGAATTAATCAAGGAAGGTTCGATTAAACGAATCGTTAAGAAGGTTATTACTACTCCTAAAGTTCTCTTCCCATTCAAGAAGTATCTACGAAGAGGAGACAATCAAGAGATTGCAAAGCTTTCTAAGATCAGCCCTACTTATGTGAGCTCTATCTTAAACGGTCATAAGCCGAACAAATTTGTTGTCGCAGTCGCTAAACGTTTTGTTGAGGAAAAGTACCAAGTAAAATTATAATTTGATTGATTATAAGTGAAGGAGTAGGAGGATTTAGGTCCTCCTTTCTTTTGTTCGAAGGAAAAAAAGATCATGATCTAGTTGCCTTCTTACGATCAAGTTCGTACATTAAGGTTGTCAATGAGAGATCGAGACACACGAGGACGTAACTTGAAGAGATCAGACGTAGTTTGTTCTTTTTTTTTAAGAGAAACTTTTTTAAATAATAGTTGCCTTTACGCGATCAAGTTCGTACCTTTATAATGTAGTAAGTAATTAATCAATCACTTAAAAATAAAGGTTATGTTAAACAAACAAAAAGTTTTGAGATTTTTAGATATACAGTCTCTAGTTAATAGAGAGATTGAAATCTACGGACAGGCTACTGAGGAGTTAGTTGACCAGTTAGAAAAGTTAGGAGACTCCTTCACCTCAGAAGAGGTTAGCTATTGCTGCGAAATAGCAGGTAGCTAAAATAAATCTTCGGAGGCAGTTGCTTTTCTGCCTCCTTGTTCTTAACTTAAGGTATCAATCAAAAAATAAAAGTTATGTCAGAAATGTTAAACACTCCAATGGCTATCTTCCAAGTAGTAGGTAGCGTAGTAATTCTTTCGGTAGCGGCATTCTATTGCATCAAAGCTATCAAGCAAGACATCCAAATGATCGAAGAGATCACAACCAAGAGAGGCAAGAAGGTCCTCCGGGATTTCGAGACGGGTAAGTTTGCTAAACGTAAATAAAATGAATCTATTAGCAGCCATTCTTGCTATCCTATTAGCTCTAGGAGCTTTTTTAGGATTCACTTTGACCTACTTTAATATCAAAGATGATTCGTTCGACAAAAGATTTTATACAACGATCAAAAAAAATAAGAAGAAAAGTTGGTAGTCTGAAACTAAACAACGATCTTTAGGTATAGAAATTAATTATTCATTTAAACAAAAAGGTTATGTCACACAAATTGAATCCAGCGGAAATCAAAGCTTTAGCTCCGCAAATTTACACAGAGTCTCCAATTGATTCTGTATCAGCAAAGTATTCTTTTCTTCCTACATTCCAGATCATAGAAGATATGGAGAAGTTAGGATGGTTCGTTTCAGATGCGAAAGCTATGACGAGTAAGAATCCAGTTCAACTTACTTACGGTAAGCACTTAGTTAAATTTTATAATCCAGAGATTGCTATCTTGGATGAGAATGGCGAGGTAGAAGCTTATCCGGAAGTGTTAATCATCAATAACCATAGAGGTTGGGGAAGGTTACGTTTTGAAATTGGAGTCTTCAGATTGATCTGCTCTAATGGATTGGTCATCAAAGATAAAGATTTAGGATCTTTTAATCTTCGTCACTTCGGTTATTCATTTGGAGAGCTTCAGCAGTTAGTAAATAATGCAGTAGGAGCTTTGCCGGTAGTAGTTGGTCGCATTAATGCTTTCACTGAGAAGGTTATGACCGAAGATGAGATTAAGAACTTCGTTACTAAGGCAGCTGCGATTCGTTTCGGAGAGGATGCTGCAATGACTGAGGAAGAGTTAGTCTTAATGGTTGAATCTACTCGCAAGGAGGATGAAGGTAATACTCTTTGGAAGGTCTTTAATAGAGTTCAAGAGCATTTAACTCACGGAGGGTTCGTTGTTAAGAATAAAGCAGGTAAGCAGCGTAAGGTTAGAAAGATTACTAACATGCTTGCAGACGTAGAGCTTAATCAGAACCTTTGGGAGATGGCTACTCAGTTTACAGACTACGAATTAGTCGCCTAAGAGAGAAGGGGCCTTAGGGCCCTTTTTTTTTCTTTGAAAATAGTTGCCTTCTCGTAAACAAGTTCATAGATTTAAGAGAACTTAAAAACATCGTAACAATGGTAAACACATTTTTTAAAGAGCGCCAGAAGCAAGGGGATCTTGCTAAGGTAGCAATCACAACTGGTTACAGTTTGTCACACGTCCATAATGTAATCGCAGGACGTCGTGTCAACGAATCAATTACAAAACAAGCTAACAAGTTAGTTAGCCGAAGGAAAGTTAAGTAGGTTGTATTCATAGTTAAGGTTAAATTACTAAAGCCTCTGTCTTTGACGGAGGTTTTTTTATAGGAGAAAGTTAGGGGTGGATTAAAAAGTACCGTAAATTACGAAAAAAAGCTCGTAAGAGCAACTAAGTTGGGATCTTTTTTTAAACTTTATTTTTAAAACTTTCTTATGATCTAGTTGCCTTTCTGCATCCTATCTATTATCTTTATAAAGTAGTAATTAATCAATCACAATTTAAACAATAAAGGTTATGACAAATCAAAATGCAAACATCGAGTTAGTAATCGCAGTGTTGAACGGTATCAACATAGATGGCGAAAGCATGCAGTACATTATCGAGAAGGTCGGTATGGAAGATCAGATGAGATCTCAGTTAGGGGCTAAGTCAAACGAAGAAGAAATATTCTTTAAGTTAACGCCCATGCAATATGAGTCTTTAGTTGAAGAGGTAGTCAGTCATATAGAAGATAGTATCGATGATGTTATCTCTGATACTGAGTTTAGCTTAAGCGGTAACTGTATAGAGGTTGATAGCTATGAAGTAAGTCGTAGTAGTCTATCTAGGATCATTGAGCAAGCTATAGACGTCTACGTTACTGTAGAGGAGCCGGCTAACGCTCTTTAAAAGAAAGATAGGGAGGCAGTTGCCATTCTGCCTCCTTCTTCTTACATTTAGGTACATTAAAAAATAAAGGTTATGTCAAATCAATTCGTACACATCAAGGAGGCTCTAATTGCCAAAGGCTTATCCGAGCTAAGCACTACTCCATTCAAGTATCAAAGCAGCGACTGTTCAGTTAAGGCATTAGCTATAGTAAAGAACATTCCATATCAGGATGCATTAGGTTATGCTAGTGATAACTTTAAGAGACGTTTCAACAAAGGAGTTACTCTTACTAACATCACTAAAGGATTCTTAAATGATAATAGCATTATAACTCTTAACGGGAGAGAGATCAAGACCTACTACAACAACCAAGGTAAGATGGTAGAACGATCAATGACCGTAGGAACATTCGCTAAGACCTATAACAAAGGTAAATACTTCGTAGTAGTAAGAAGACATGCATTGGCCGTTGTAGATGGCGTTATTATCGACTATAGTGAAGGACTACGTAGACCTATACAGAAGGCATGGAGAGCGATAGAGGACTAAAGGGACCGAATGGGCTCGGTGGTCATCGCCGTGGCAGTCGTCGCCCGACTGAGACAAGACTGAGAGCAGTATTCCACCAACGTGGTTATAGCCCATAGGCAGTATTACAGGAGACCCGCGGGGGTAACTGCTGCACCAAACGCTCTTCAAATTTCTACCTTAAGTCAATATATATTCATATAAAGTAAAAGAGAATGAAAAATTTAACAGGCAAGGATTTATCAAAGTTTTACGAAATGGACGATGAACAAATACGTAACACTGTAAAAACTGCCAATGGCTATACCTTTAAAGAGGAAGGCCATAATTCTTGGTCGGTAAAATACTATAAAAAAAAACACGGCTACGGTAAGTCCGGTTCAACCGGCCATATCTATGTTCTGCAAAATACATCTATGCCAGGCATTTTTAAGGTAGGCTTTACAGAGAGAAGCGTGGCCGAGAGAATAAATGAGATTAATAGTGCTACCGGGGTTATTACTCCATGGCAGGTACGCGATTTTTGGTTTTGCGATGAGCCCTATAATAAAGAACAAGAAATACATAGACGATTGGATGACTATAGGGTTGAAAGTAATAGAGAAGGCTTCTTCGTTAATTTTATGTATATAAGAAAAGTGATATTTGAGGTACTAGGTATAGAGGATCCGGAAATGGATTAGCGATTTTCAACCTCCGGACCCTTGTATGATTCCTCAGAACCGTGCTTCCGTGGGAGCAAGATTTTTTTACCTATAGCAAAATATATATGCAATCGGAATAGACATATAGTCTATGACATCGATATTTATAACTGTATAGCTAATACTAAAGAATGAAAAAAAGAACTATTAAAGAAGCCCTAGATAGCCTAGGCATGAAAGAAGGCGATAATAGAATGGAAGGCCTTGTCAATCAAAAAGATTTGCATGCCTTTCGCCAGGCGGCATCGGCCATTATGGACGACCTAATCAAGGATGGCTTCGAAGATAACGATATAATCGAGTTTCTGAATAAACATATCTATTCATCGGAGGCAGAAAATGCTAAAGGGATAGATGACTATGAGGAAAGACAAGGCTCTGAGATGGCATCTCATGATGCATCTCTCTACGAAGCGACGAAGAAAAAAGGTAAATATATATATGAGAATGCGGGGGTCTCTCAAAAGGGTTTAATCAAAGAGGCAATTAGGTTAAAAGAGATGGCCGGCATTGCATCCCAAGGTATTGATCCAAGAGATGTTTACAACGTTACTTTTGACGATGTTCACCATTGGGACAGACCGGACTATAGTGATGCTTATATTGACTATGCCGAACATAGCGACGGTTCTCCTTATACAGAACAAGAACTAGAGATGTTAAATGACGATAGTGATTTTGTTCACGATTTATTAATGGATTACTTAAATTAAAAAACAATCAATTAAAATGAAAAAACAATTAATTAAAGAGGCTTTTAGGCTTCAACAGTTAGCAGGTATTAAACCTATTAATGAAATAGGTGATTCTAATACTTTAAATACTTTAGGTGCATACGAAGATGAAAACGGCAAGACTGTTGTAAGTGACCTTATAAAGAATGAGAAATTCATTGAGGATAAACTACGTAAAGCAGGTATTTCTTCTTCCAAAGAGTATGATCAAGATATACATGGTCAAAAAATTGTTATCTTTACAATCGAAGCTGAAGGTATGTCGAGAGGCATGCAAAGAGAGCAAATGGGTCAAGCTAAAACTGCTCTTTTCTCTCCAAAAGAAATAAAAAGTGTTTCTTTCCCTAATGGTACGTCATTCACAGTAGGAGACGTAGATATGGAAGGTGGAATTGTTATCTCTATAGAACAAACAGCTACTGGTTTTGAAGTAAGTGGTTATGGTGATGGAGAAGGATATACTTACTACTACGACCAACAAGGTAATGAAATGGAGATGGAAAGTGCAAAACCAGGCATGCAAAAAAAAGGAACTATGGGCATGCAGAAAGAATACATTATTAGTGCTGATGAGTCGATAACAGAAGCTTTTCAGAAAGCAGGTATTGATTTAAGACAACCTGTTATTTGTATTACCGATTACGGTAGTCATTCTATAGGAGACGCTGAAGATATACTAGGTGAAGAGTTATTGCAAAATTTAGAAGCTGAAAGAGCTATGTATTCTGAAGAAGACCCGGATTTCGATCAAACAGGGGGTATCCAGTTTGAATATGGTCCAGAAGCGGGAGATGGCTTATTAGGAGACGATGAGGATGCAGTGCAGGGCCTAGACTGTAAATTAATTGTAGCATTCTCCGATAGTCACTTATATGAAATTTGGCAATAATTTAATATAAAATGAAAAAAGGATTTATAAACGAAGCATTTAGACTTCAACAGTTAGCAGGTATTATCAAAGAAGACTTTAATGTAGGCTTGCAAAAAGAACAAGTAGGTTCTAAATACATCAAAGTTACAGGAGGGAGTAGAGGAGAAATTGAAGATGTAGAGTTAATAATTGTTCCTGGCGATCCTGATTCTTACATGCAAAATGAGTATGAAGAGCAAGTAAATTTTAGAACTGACAATGGAACAGATGAAGATGCTGTTAGAATGATGGAAGAATTTGCTTCCTTTAATAAATTAGGAGAGGGTGAGTATCAAATGATCTTCAATGAAGAAGAATCAGCTGCATTTATTTCATCAGATTTACCTCTAGTTAAAGGTTACATGCAAGAAAATGGATACGATTCTGTAGAAAGTTTAGTTGAGTACCTTGTAGAAGAAGCAGATTCAGAAGAGATCTGGGACTTCCTAGATCAAATTGGAGTTAATGAAGTTTAAATTAAAAAAAATAAAATGAAAAAAGGACTTATAAACGAAGCATTTAGACTTCAACAAATAGCAGGTTTGAGGCCCGTAAATGAATTGTTTGGAGATGCTAATCCTGATGCTTTGAAATTAGATGAAGGTACTATTCATAGATATTTTGAAACAATGGTTGAATCCCAACCGGAGACTGTAGTTAACATACTAACTCAGTTAATGACTGAAAAGCTTCCTTTTAATCAGTTTTTACACGATACAGTCGAAGATATTTCTGATTCTTATCGCGATGAGTTAGGTGAAACTGAAGGCTTGCAAAACGAAGCAGAAGGAGGTCCTATATTAATCTTAAAGGATCTATACTACTTTGATAAGTTAAACATGATTGCTGCTATGTCAGACGTAGATAGTAAATACGAAGACTACGGGTCTATAGTATTTGAAAAAGGAGATGTTATAAACCCCGCTACAGAAGAGTATGATATGATACTTGATTCTCCTAGTTTAAAAGCTAATGTTCATTATAAGTAAATTTAATAAAATGAAAAAAGGATTAATAAACGAAGCTTTTAGGCTTCAACAGTTAGCAGGTATTACTCCAATACCAGTTAATGAAGAATTCGATAGTCCTAAGTATATAGAACAAGGTATTCAAAACCTACTTAAAATAGCTAAGGATACTTTACTTCAAGGAGCTAAAGAAGAAGGTATAAAATTAGATGAAACAGTCTATTCCGGCGATATTACGTCAGGAGGACCTGGAGGTAATTTACAAGATTATAGTGATATTGAAAAATCTTCCTATTTTGACTTAGTATCTCAACTCTTAGAAGACTATGAGAGTGTTTTACGTGATGTAGTTGAGGAGGATGGTTTTAATGGAAATTGGGAAGAATACTACTCTAATAACGAACCTGTATTTGTTGAGGGGTCTGAAAGTATAGAAACCTGGTGGGATGACGAAGAAATACTTATGCCCGATATGATTATAGTTACTTACGATTCTGGAATAGAAAACTATGTATGGAAAGCTGAACGTTATGAAAAAGCTATTTAATAAAAAATAATAATGAAAAAAGGACTTATAAACGAAGCATTTAGACTTCAACAATTAGCAGGTATTATTAAAGAAGGTATTAATGAGAGAAGCAGTGATTCTACTGTTTCTTATCCATTCTCTATATCAGATATAGAATTAGATGGTGTTGTCTATGCTGAAATAGCAGGTACATTAAAAGTTAGCGGTGATTACAAAGATGCTGAATATATGGATGGATATCTTTATGATCAAGGAGGATGGGAAGTTACCGACTATGAAATAGTAAATATAGAGGGAGCTATAAAAGAAGGAGAAGGTGATTACATAGAAGATAAACAATTCTTGGATTCTCTTATTCCAAAACTAGAAGCCTCTGAAGAAGCTAACAGGCAGTTAATGTCTGCTGCCGAAGATGCTGCTACAGAATTTGATAGTGATTTCGGTCAAGACCCAGATGCCTACCATGATAGAGATAGATAAAACCTTAAAGAGCCTACTTCTACGGTAGGCTTTTTTGTTACCCTTACATTATATTAAAGTAAAAAGAACGTTAGAGAGCGTTAATGTCTCAAAGGCAGACAAGGGGCTCTACTGTTGTTTATTAGCTATTTATTTACTAGATTTACTAATAAAAATATCAACATGAGTACAGTAGGAGCTTTTAATCTAGATGTAATCAAACAACTAGATATAAACACCAGTCGACTTTTTTTTAATGTTATTACATCTTCCTTAGATGAAATGATAGCAATTATTGAAAAAGATAAAGAAGGTAAAGCTAAAGATTTAACTATGCAGCAAGTAGAAGAGATTAACTCTTTCTATACAAACATCTTAGACTTATTTATCGAAAAAGAAATGTATGAAGAGTGTACTAAGATAAAAATAGTTTTAGAATATTTGCATAAAAATTATTTCGAATAGTGGCTTTTCTGCTAAAAAAACCTTAACTTTTTGTAAACATCGCAAGAATAGCAAGAAACGCAAGAATAGCTACTATGTCTATAACAATATTTACTTTATCTTATTGCGATACTTGTCTATGGTTAAAAGATAAATTAAAAGAAGAAAGTATCGATTTTAAAGAAGAATATTGCGATACTAATAAAACTTTAGCCAAACAGATAGAAAGTAAGTTAAATTCGGATTATTATCCGATGGCTATGTTTAAGTACGAAGACGAAAAAGTTTATTTTGTTTTTGGTGGTAGTGAGAAAATTACCGATATTGAAGAAAAAGAATTTATCGTTTACTACCAAACGATACCACAACTAACATTACTTTTAAAAAAACTAAATGAGAAATAAAGGCCCTGTCTTAGGACAACTAGAAAGATTAGATTATTCTTTAATTAATCTTAACATGAAAATTCGTCAACAATCATCCTACCAAGATATCATAGAAACTATTACTAAGATAAAAGAACAAATGGATGATATTAAAACGTTAATCAATAACGAGACCGACGGAATCCAGTAAATTTTAAACTAATAAGTTATGACTCAATTATCTGCCGAACAAATCCAAGCAAATTGGAATACTTTTCTTGCTGTTATCGATACCTATATAACTGGAGATAGATCTACTCTATTAAAAGATTTATATTTATCTATGGAAGAACAAACTATTTTAGCACCTGCTGCTGTACGTGACTCTAACCATAACTGCTTTGCAGGAGGATACGTAGACCATGTATTAAGAGTTGTTAAAGCTAGTTTACAGTTAGATAATGTTTGGAAATCGTTTAATGTAAGAGAGACGTATTCGCAAGAAGAGTTAGTCTTTGCTGCTATTAACCATGATTTAGGAAAATTAGGATTACCCGGTACACCTGGAGTATTTCCAAATGATAACGATTGGCAGGTAAAGAATCAAGGAGCACATTATAAGTTTAATACCGCTCTATCTTTTGCATCAGTACCCGATCGTTCATTATTTATTCTTCAAAGTGCCGGTATAACTGTATCAGAAAATGAATACTTGGGAATTAAACTTCACGACGGTCTTTACGATGAGGCAAACAAACACTATCTTATCTCTTATCAACCAGAATCTAGATTACGTAGCTCTTTGCCTATTATTTTGCATCAAGCTGATATGCTGGCTGCTAGAGTAGAATGGGAAGGAGAATGGCTTCCAAGACTTAATAGCGGAAGTCCTATAAGACAAACTAAAACGGTTACGCATAAAATCATTTCTAAACCTGCGGCCAGTGAAGAAGCAATGAAAAGAATTAGCTCTGCTAATCCTAATCTCATGGCTGCTTTAAAAAACATTTAAATGTTATCAATATTAATTAATATTAACATATGGGTTTTGACTATAGTCGGATTTGTTATTTACAATCTATATAGTAAGAACGTCAAGCTAGAAGAAATAGTACAGAGACAGAATCAAAGTCTACAGACTATCGGACAAATTATCGATGATTCGGATAAATTAGTTAAAGAAGTAGATCAACTAGGAGCTTTTAGAAGCGATGATGAAGTGGGATTCTTCTTTAAAGCATTACAAACTATTCAAGAAACATTAAACAATTTCAAGAATAACAAGTAATGGTAGTAAAAGACGAGATAACCGGAGAGGAAAAAGTCCTGCTTACTAAACAGGGAACTGTTCGCAAAAGAAAGCCAAAGAAGCCAAATACATTTTTTACTCAAGATACAGAGGACGCTATCATGGCGTACCTAGCATCAACAGATGAAATTGATCGCCGTATTATTTATAACGGTAGAATTCATTATGCTTTCCATAAACTAGTAGAAATCCAGATTCATAATTTTAAATTCTATTATACAGAAGTAGAAACCGTTGAAGAATTAAAGCACGAAGTAGTTTGCATGCTACTAGAGAAGCTTCCTAGATTCGATCAATCTAAAGGAAGTAAAGCTTATTCCTATTTCTATAAAGTATCTCTTAACTATTTAATTAATTATAATAATACAAATTATAAAAAGTTAAAAGGTAGAGCAGGACTTGATGAAGTTGACGTAGATTCAACAGTATATGCAGAAATAATAGACGATAGCCCTTCAGATTCTGATTACTTAAAATTTTTCGATCGGTACATATCATATGTAGATCATGAGATTTTTAATCTATTCGATAAAGATAAAGAAGTAAAGGTTGCTGATGCTATAATGGAACTCTTTAGAAAAAGAGAAAACCTCTCAATTTTATCTAAAAAAGCCTTGTATATCTATATTCGAGAGATAACTGATGCGCCTACACCCGTAGTTACTAAGGTAATAAAGGAATTGAAATCAATATACAGAGAAATGTATTCAGATTTTCTAGAAGGAGATTTAGAAATAGAATAATATATAAAACATATATTTATTTAAAAGGATGGAGTTTAATCAAGAAATATTTAAAGGAAAGGACCTATCTTCTTTATTTAAGGACATTTACGAGAATAGCAGAGCAAAAGAAAAGCAGCTTAAGGAATTAATATCGCAATTAAAGGATATGGTTCATGAGCCAGGTGATGCTATAATTATAGTACCTTTAATTCAAGGATATTTAGAAGTAGCAGTTAAGAACGATGACGCTCTTATTAAAATGGCAAATATTGTTCAACGAAGTATAAATGCTAAAGGGGTCGTTGATACCGAACTTTTATCTGATAGAGATAGGGAAATGCTCTTTGAAACAATAAAGAATATAGATATTCCTAAACTTACTATCTCAGCATAATGGCAACCGATATAGGTTTAAATAATTTTCTAGTTAGTGGTGGTAATTACCAAGAACCAGGTAAGGAAATTATTATAGCTAGAGTAACTAAGGTTATTTTAAATGAGATAAATAAAGAAGGTAAGATAGATAAAGACTTTCTTACTTCGGGAGGTTGGGGTAGTATTGGAAGTATTAAATTTAATATCCTTTACGAAAATAGTAATCCTGAAGGTGTAAACTCAAATAAATTAGTAGCTAGGCCTTTATTTGCTAATATAAAAAATTATCCCCTAGTAGGAGAGATAGTTTTAATTGTAATGGGACCTAGCAACAGGCTTAATGATAGTGCAGGGGAGAAAGATTACTATTATATTACTCAAGTAAATCTATGGAATTCTCAACACCATAATGCTTTTCCTAATTTAGCAGATTACAGTAAGGTAGTACAGGAGGTAAACGGTAGTTACACTAATGCAGAAGCAGGAGAAACTAGTCAAGAGAATGCTGAAATACCTCAATTTCCTTTAGGAGAAACATTCAAAGAGAGAAATAACATTAAACCTTTACTGCCATTCGAAGGAGATTTTATTTTAGAAGGTAGATGGGGGCAGTCAATACGATTTGGAAGTACCGTTACTGAGTTACCTAATGTTAGTCCGTGGAGTACTTCAGGAATAGACGGAGACCCTATTACTATCCTAAGAAATGGTCAAGGGACTGTAGACGTTAAAGAAGGCTGGGTACCTGTTGTAGAGTCTATTTCTACTAATGATAGCAGTGTTTATCTGACTAGTACACAGGAAGTACCTATAGATTTAACAGGTTTTCCTTTAGATACTTTTAAACTAGGTACAAGAGGAGTACTAACATCAGATAATACATTACCTTTACAAGATGTTCCAACAAGCTTTAGTAATATAGCAAGTAAAGCTCAAGACGAAGAAATACTAAAAAACTTAAAATCTAATGGCTAACCTATATATTCCAGAATTTCCCTATACAGGTTCACAAGCTATAGTAGCAGCCGAAAGAGTTACTTTACTCTCTAAGCAGGATTCTACGTTAATTTTTGGAGAAAAAGCTGTAGGAATATCTACAAAAGGTTCTGTAAATATAGACGCAGTTAACGGGGTAAAAATTAACCCAGGTGACGGTAAGGAAATACAACTAGGACTTAACGCTACAGAGGCAGTAATAAAGGGAGACAGCTTTATGGAAAATTTATATTTTCTTCTAGTAAAAATAGAGAATTTCACTCAAGCCGTTAGTCAGTTAAGCGAATCTAATTTAGCAGCAGCTGTACCTCAAATAGTAAGTACTGCTTCATCTCTTAATACAACAGCTAACATACTTAAAGATAAGTTTAAAGATAATTTATCAACAGTAACTAAGACAAAATAATGGCGGAAGTAGAACCTAAAGGTATAGAAAAACTAATACTATCGATAGGTATAGGACTATCTAAGATCGAATCCGGTCTTCTAAAGATAGTCTACGGAAGTGCTTCTGATACCGGTATATTATTCCCTGGCCGTAAAAAAAAGACAAATGGTGTTTTACCTATTGTTAGGGAAGTAAACGCTATTGATTTATGTAATGTTTTACAATACTCTTTAAATAACCTAAAACTTACCCCTCCTGAAGGAGAGGAACCTAATGGATTAGAGAAGAAAGTAGCCGCAGTTAAAGATGCCGCAAAGAAAGTATCTGACTTTTTAGATAAGATATTACTTGACCCTACTGCTCTAAGAGATGTAAAAGTTCTACAGGATGCTCTTAAAAGTCTAAATGAAATAAATAAACTTATAGATAGAGATATAGTTACTTTAATTCCTCAAGTAGCTAACATTAAGAATTACATTACGGACCTTATAGCATCAATGACTCAATATCCGGCATTGATAGCAACATATACTGATTATAATAACATACCGGACCCTGAGATTCAAAAGATACTTAAGACTATTCAGGATGTCAGGAGCGTATGTGGTATTATAGCCGGTTTAGGATCAGTAGGTGATTTAGCTAAAATTCTAATACCTAATGAAATTCAACAATTACAGAAGATAATTAGTCCTGCTTACCTACTACCTATTATTAGGAAAATAGTAAATGAAAGTAAAGCGGTTAATCAACAAGCTCAAAAAGTAATAGGTTATGTTAATGTTCTTAAAATAATAGTAAAAATTTTATCTGTAGTTCTTAAAGTATTACAAATAATCTTAAAATTCTTCGGTACTCTTCCCCTTCCGGGTATGTTTACAACCCACGGAATAACTGATACGTTAATTCGATTAAGAGAGGCTGCTGAAGCTAAAATAACAGACTACTTAAAGAGATTAGAGCAAATAGGAGTAATAATAGACTTAATATATGCTTTTAGTATAACTTTAGGTACTATAATTGATCAAATTACTAGAGAGTTAGAAATTCTTCAGTTTAACTTAGAATCATGCGAAGCTACTAGCTCTAGTCCAGCAATAGAGGAAATAAAGAATGCCAAAGCAAAGTTAAGAAGCTCTAAGGATTTATTAGATCAATTTAATAAAAACTATGTAGTTTCAAAAGATAGGAGAAATTTAGCTAATTTTAACGGCTATGTAATTAAAATAGAGGAAGAAGAAATAACCGATAACGCTATTAAGTATAAAAGAAGGAGAGCAGTTGTATTTGATAACAACGGTGTATTAGTACTGGCAACCCCTTTAACTTTTGCTACAGATATAACTATATTATTCGAAGAAGCTAGGTTAATGCTTATTAATAGCGGGTTAGTAGCAGATTTAGGATACCCTATACCTGATGTTTCAGGTTTGACTGCTATACTAGATATACCGACATCTGATACTGAAATATACAACTCTATAGGCATACCCGGAGAAACTGCATTAGACATACAAAATAAAGCTGTACAAGGAGAGTTATCGCAGTTTATATCTGGTTTACCGGGTGGAGATGCACTAAGAAATAAAGTTAGAGCAGGAGTATCTTCTAACTCAGCTGCTTTAAAAGCAAGTATAAAAGCAGATGTATATAATCCTACTTCAGGTAGTTTAATGACTGGAGGATTAGATAGAAGTGGAGGAACAGGAATAAACACAGGAACAGCAAATAACGGAAATATTCTTTCAGATGGAGAAAGAGAAAGGTTAAAAGTAATAATAAAAGATTTCCCGACTACTACAGCTGCTTATAGATCTGCTAAATTAAAATTAGAGGAAGATAGAGTTGCTAGAGAGGGGTAGTAAATTTATAATTAAAATATTTATAACATATGAGTAAATTAGATATTCTTAGAAAGATAATTAGAGAGGAGGTCACTCTTGTAATGAGAGTAGAGTTAAAAGCTTTACTTAAAGAAGAATTATTACCTTTATTAAAAGAAAATAGAAATATCTCTAATACATTACCAGTACACAAACCAGTTAAAGGTTCAACGAATTTAGCAAACTCTATTTCGTTAGCTATGGAAAGTAAAAATTTGAAACCTGTTAGCTCAGGAGATCCTATAGCTGATTTATTAAATGAAACTGCTATGTCGATGACCAGTACCGAATACCGTACAATGATAAATGCAGATGCATCTATGGCTCCTAACTTTGGTATGATAGGAGGGGTTGACGGAGAAGAGACTGCAGCAGTAGGAACTGTAGAGCAGATGTTATCTTCTAATAGGCCTACAACAGATATAAACCAAGTAACTATCGATGTAGTACCGGACTTTACGGGATTGATGAATACTTTAAAGAGTAAAGGAGCAATTTAATGGCATATAGACAAACACAGATTAACCCTTTAGATTTAAAGCCTAGCACCGGAATAGGTGTAAGTATTCCTTTTTCTACTAAATCTGTGTTTAATACTGTCTTTACTACAGCTGAGCAGTTAAAGTATAATATTATTAATTTCCTATTAACAGGTAAACGCGAGAGAATTTTTGTACCTGAGTTTGGTTCAGGATTATCTAATCAAGTGTTTGAAGTAATAACGGAAGAGGGTAACAAAGGATTAGAACAGTACATTAAAATGACTGTTGAAAACTTTTTTACTAACATAGAAATTAAGAAGATAACTGTAGCATCTACGTTTGATAATAATGTTATCAATGTAGAGTTCTCTTATAATATAAAAAATACCGGGCAGTCGGATGAAATATTGTTAAATTTCCAAAATGGCTAATCTGCAAACAAATACTAAGGATATTAAATACTTAAATAAGGATTTTTCTACTTTTAAAGAAGCCTTAATTGAGTACGCAAAAGCCTATTTTCCAACATCGTACAACGACTTTTCTTCAGCATCCCCAGGGACAATGTTTATCGAGATGGCTGCTTATGTAGGAGACGTAATGTCTTTCTATTTAGATAACCAAATTCAAGAGACATTCCTACAGTATGCCAAGCAAAAAGAAAATCTATTTACCTTAGCTTATATGCTAGGTTACAGACCAAAGGTAACATCAGCAGCAGCTGTAAATCTAGAGGTATATCAGACAGTTCCGGCTTCTGGTTCGGCAGGTAACAAAGTACCAGATTTTAATTATGCTTTAATAGTAGATGAAGGTATGCAAGTTGCTTCCTCTATAGACAGTAATGTAACGTTCTACGTTCCTGAGAAGATAGATTTTTCAGTTTCTTCTTCTGCTGACATGACAGATATATCTGTATACACTGTAGCAGGAACAGATCCTGCCTCTTATTTGTTAAAAAAGACTGTAGCTGCTATTTCCGGGCAAGTTAAAACTACTACGTTTAATTATGGCTCTGCTACAAAATTTACTACTTCTTTATTAACAGATACGAACGTAATAGAGATAATTGATGTTTACGATTCTGATGGAAATAAATGGTATGAAGTACCTTACTTGGCTCAAGATACTGTTCTAGAAGATGTTCAAAATAACATAGCTTCTAATCCAGACTTTGGATTCCAACGTATAACAGTGCCGTATATTGTAGAGCTTTTAAAAGTACCTAGAAGATTTGCTACAAGGTTTAAATCAGATAAGACTTTAGAGCTTCAATTTGGAGCTGGTGTAAATACAGAAGCTGACGAAATGTTACTTCCTACAAACTATAATGTAGGGCTAGGTACTATAGATAACGTAAGTAAAATGAATGCAGCTTATGATCCTACTAATTTTACTACTACGCAAACGTATGGCTTATCACCATCTAATACAACTTTAACTGTTAGGTACCTTGTAGGTGGAGGAGCTCAGGCTAATATTCCTAGTAATGAATTAACAACTATTACATCTAGAACTACTAGTTTTTACGGAGGATTAGTAGATCCAACGTTGGGTAACGCAACAGCAGCTTCTTTAGCAGTTAATAACCCAGCTCCTGCTTCAGGAGGAGGAGATGGTGATACTATAGAGCAGATAAGATTAAATACATTGAATCAGTTCCCATCACAAATGAGAGCTGTTACTCAACAAGATTATTTAGCTGTTATTTATAGTATGCCGGCTAAGTTTGGTCAAGTAGCTAAAGCCTACATAACAAACGATACCCAAACCTATAAATCGCAAACTACCTCTACACAAAATATTCAAGACCCGTTAGCTACATCAGCGTATATATTAGCATATAATGCAGATAAGAATTTAGTAACACCTCCTAGTGCATTGTTACATAACTTAAAAGCTTATGTATCTCAGTATAGAATGTTAACAGATTCTATAAATTTAAAAAGTGCTTTTATTATTAATATAGGGGTAAATTTTGAAGTAACTTTGAGGCCTAATTATTCTTCTAGAGACGTAATAGCAAACTGCTTAACAGAGTTAAAAACTTATTTTAATATTGATAAATGGGGTATTAATCAACCGATTATTTTATCGGAAATATATACGTTAATAGATAAAGTAGCCGGTGTTCAAACAGTAAGAAAAGTTACTATAGTGAATAAGGCAGGAATAGGAGTAGGATACTCTGAATATGCTTACGATATCCCTGGGGCTACTTTAAATAATGTTATTTATCCTTCTTTAGATCCATCTATATTTGAAGTAAAATATCTTAATTCTGATATAAGCGGTAGAGTAGTTACTTTTTAAAATATTAATATGGCAGTATATAAAGTTTTTCCTCTTCAAGATTCTACTCTTTATTCTAAATACTCTCTCACTAATGCTGGAAGAGATGAAATTTTAGAGGTAGGAAGTAGAAATAATCCTAGTTTAGCTGGTTTACCTGTAATAACTACTACAGGTTTAGGGTCGGGTGATATTAGAAGAACTGTAATCTCTTTTGATGCTTCAGATATATCAACGGCATTGGCATTAACTACAGGAAGCTTTAAGACTAATTTAAGATTATTTTTAGCTGATGCAAACGATTTATCTACTGATTATACGCTAGAATTTTATGCTTTAGCGCAAAACTGGCAAGTCGGCACAGGTAAACTAGGTAATGTTCCTACCACATCAGACGGCGTGAGTTGGGTATATACAGGACAATCAGGCTCTTCAGCTATTTGGAACACTACCGCTTTAAGTAGTAGTTACTTATTCACTACAGGAGGAGGAACATGGAATGCAGCCTATAGGGCTACCCAAAGCTTTAATTACATAAGCGACAAGGATATAAACGTTGATATTACAAATATAACTGCAGGATGGATTTCCAGTTCTATTGCAAATTATGGAGTAGTAGTTAAGCTTACAGGTTCTATTGAGTTAAACACTCAAACGTATATGAATCTTAAGTTTTACTCTATGGATACCCATACAATATATCCTCCTTGTTTAGAGTTTAAATGGGATGATAGCATTTTAAGTACTGGAAGTACTACAGTGGGTACAGTTACTTCTGATAATTTTATTTTACTTGCTAACAACAACTTAGACAGGTATAAGGAAGGAGAAGTGTATAACTTCAAATTTAAGACTAGAGAGCAGTATCCTACTAGACAATTTACAACTTCATCTGTTTACTTGAATTGGAAGTATCTCCCATCCCAGTCTTACTGGGCTATCCAAGATTACAAAACTAATGAAATGGTAATAGATTTTGATAACAGTTATACAAAAATTAGTGCTAATTCAGAAGGTAATTACTTTAAGTTGTATACAGCAGGCCTAGAACCAGAACGTTCTTATAAGATATTAGTTAAATCTGTTATCCCTAGTTCATCTGAAACTGTTATTGTAGATAACGATATAATATTTAAAGTAACTCGCTAGTATGGAAACTATAGGTTTAGCCAAACAAGTTTACGGAACAAACACGTATAAAAACGTTGTTGATACTACTTTTTCTCAGTTAGTATCTCCTGCTACTCCTATCTCACAAAGCTTTAATGTAGAGCAGTTTTTTACTTTATATGAAGATTTATTTTTCGAGATACCCATAGAAGGAACTTTTAATTCGCATGAGTACTTAGTTAGGAGAAGTTCTGACTATATTGGCGGTAGTGTATTAAGTGATAATGAGAAAGCTTTAATTGATGAGATTAACAGCTTAAGACAGCAGTTGCTTGAAGCTAATAAGAACGTAATTGATATTAGTAAATTAACATAATGGAGGAAGTAAAAATAGAGTATATTGGTTCACCTAATGAATATCAAGAATATTCTTATAAAGACACCTCCCTAATTTCTAAAAGGGAAATACAAGTTCCTTTTGGATCTTTTCCCGGAGATTATGTAGAGTACTTTATTTACGACCTTAATGACGAGTTAATCGCCTCTAATTACTTTGTTCGCGATTTCACACCTACAGGAGTAAATCCTACATCCGATTCTTATACGTTTGTTAATTTAAATCCCGAAGGTGATATTAAATCTAACGGTATAGATAGAGGAGAGGCGTCAATAACATATAATTTTTTCCGACAGTTATTTACTAGCAGCTATACGGATAAATTCTGGATAGGTGAGATATCATCTGATAGAACAGAGATAAGAGTTTTCAGACAAGATTTATCTAACGCTCAGTTACAGACAGCTTTTCTTGAATATCAGACTTATATAAACGAGAAAGCTTATTACCCTGATTTCATTTTAAATTTTGGTAATAACGTAACTATAATAGGTGTAAACGTTCTTTACGCTGCTACTGAACCACAAGCTAGTATTTTATTTAAACTATACGAGCCGTTACCGACTACTATAAAACTTAAAGATACTTTTTGGGTAGTAGATAAAATAAGCGAACCAGCTTCTTTTAACGTTACTATCGAATTAACATCTTCCGAATCATTAGATAAGACTTACTTAAGAGGTCCTAATTATAATGTAGAAATTAATAAGGCAATTAATCAGGTAACACCTTTTTACAATTATGAATCTTTAATATCATCAGCAATGACCTCATCATACCAGCAGCTGAAAAGCATGATGGATGAGAAAGGTTTAGATATTAATGTAGATTATTCTAATTTTAACAGTTTTAGTCATTTTTCTTCTGCTTTAGAAAGAGTAGGTAATTTTGTATATAAGTTAGGTTTAATTGAAAACTACCAAGCAGACATCTCTGCATCATCTAACATAGTACAAACAGGTACAGGTATTTCTGCTAATACTTCTTATATACTACAGAATAAAATAAATAACATAATTGAAAAGTTCGACGGTTATGAATATTACCTATATTACCAAAGCGGTTCAACTACTTGGCCTAAAAGTACTTCCTTAAAGCCTTACAACCTCTATTCAGTAACTTCTTCTCAAGCATCTAATTGGCTAGGAGGTATTAATATAGAACCTACTGCGACAACTCACAGTATGTATTATTCTGCATCATTATATGATGAGCTTAATCCTGATCTGTTTTCAAACACTATACCAAATTATTTAAAAGACGACGAAGCTAATGCCCCATATTTTACTTTTTTAAATATGGTTGGACAGCATTTTGATAATATTTGGATATATTATAAAGATGTTACTGAAAAGAATAATGCAGAGAATAGCGTTAGTGAAGGTATTTCTAAAGACTTAGTAGCTGATGCTCTAAGGTCTCTTGGTATAAATCTTTATACTAACTCTAATATTTCGGATAGTGTTTATTATTCGATGTTAGGTATTAATCCTTATGGAGGTACTTTACCGCCAACAGGCTCTGAAAAAATATCTAGTTACGTAACATCCTCTATAGTTTCGTTACCGGCAGAAGACATAACGTTAGAGTACTATAAAAGACTATACCACAACCTACCTTATCTACTTAAGACAAAAGGGACTGAAAGGGGTCTCCGTGCGCTGATTAATTGCTTTGGTATACCTGATACAATCTTAAAGATAAACGAATTCGGTGGGGTAGACTCAACATCTACTGTAGGAGATTACAAAGAAGACATCTACACCGGTGCTTATGTAAACAGTCCTGGTAACTGTATTAAGATACCTTGGGCTCCTAGTTACTACCATAGTTTACTATACCCAACTATACCGATGGTACCTGATGCTATAGAATTTAGATTCAAAAGCGATGGTGTACCGACATCTTCTTTATACCAGTCGCAATCACTATTTCAGGTAGGTACCGGCAGTTTTATGCAGTTTGGATTAGGTTTAAATTATAATCCTGATAATGCTATAAGTGGTAGTATATACAACTACTACGGTTCTATGTCATTGTATTTAAGCGGGGCTTACGGATATAAAGTATCGGCACCTATCTTTTTACCTTTTTATAATCCTAATTTATTCTGGAATGTAATGCTATTGAAAGAAACTGGAAGCATTACTGGTTCTATAAATACGTACAATAACAGGTATTGGGTTTACGCTAAAAGTTCTCTTTACAACGAAGAAGGAGGAGTAGAGTTAGGTTTTGAAGCTTCTAGTAGTATTTACATAGCATCAACAGATAAACCTTCTTATAACCAATCATGGACGTTATTTAGTACAGCTAGTAATACCGCTATGTATAATGCATATTTAGGCGGTACCGGAAGTAATAGTACAATATGTGCTGACGGTGTAAACTTCCAAGGACAGTTTCAAGAATTTAGATACTGGGTTAATGATTAATCAATAGTTTTTAGTAAACTATTTATTTTAAAGTAAAAATAAAGAATGATAACTGAAGGAGCATTTAATTTACATACATTAAATTCAAGAGCATACGGTGCAGACACACCTACAGGCTCTATACAGAATTTAATATTTAGATTAGAATTAGATGCGAGTGGTAGTCTATCTTCAGCACACCCATCTATTTCCGGTTCTTTCTTTATAAATCAACTAGGAAGATATGAAGGAAGTATAGGATCTTTTATTAGTGGGAGTACCGAAGTAAGTAATGCTTTATATAATACAGGTAATCCTGTTAAGTATAAGTCTTTTCAGGACTTTCAACTAACTTCTACTCCCCAAACTGGGGTAAATCAAAAAGTAACAAATAAGGTATTTACTCCTTCTAAGAGTGAATTTACTGGTAGCGTTTTATCACCTTATGTTTCTTTACAGAAGCGTAATGCTAATATAACTAGAAACGCAACAGATATAGAGGTAGCTTTTTCACCTACCGATAATATCGACAGTGATATAACAAATCAATTAGGAGCCTTTAATATAGGAGATTACATTGGAGATCCTGCATACGCATATAGTTCTAGTTACACATCTTTAGATGTTTTAAGAAATACATACTTTCAAAAATACACAGCTCCTTATAACGTAAAAGATTATGTAAGGTTAGTAAAGTACTATGATAATTCCTTGTTCAAGATGATTAAGGACTTTGTTCCTTCTAGAGCAAATTTATCTACAGGTATAATAGTTAAACCTCATATCTTAGAAAGAAGTAAATATGTTCGACATGAACCTATTTTTACTTTTCATACTTATTCTGGATCCATAGATATAGGTTCTATAAGCGGTTCTGGCCCTATGGGGTCAATGCCGACTTCTTCTTTTACCGCTTACGTTACATCACCGTTAGGCTATATTACAAGATCCAATGTTGATAACAGCCCTGTATTCACAGGAAGATTCGGCGGTACTACTATAGAGCATTCTAATTATTTTCCTCAATACGAGGTATCTAATTTAAGCACTACGGTGTTGCAGTATCATTCCGAATCACAATACATTACTACTTCTTTTAACTACTTAAGAAATAACGTTACTGGGAGTAGAACATCTTCACTGTTTTTAAATTTAGATTATAGCTCAGACCAAATCAAACCAGTAAACAATAATTTTATTACGGGTAGAATATTCGGTAACTTAACTCCTTATCAATCTGCTTTTTTAAATGCTGAAATACAAGAATCCGATTATACTTCTTTTAGACATAATTCAAGCAGGTACTTAGGCTCTAAAACCTCTAGTAGTCTATATAATACGTACAGTATAGTAGATAATGCGATTACTCCTATTAATAAGGCTTACGGTAAGACATCTGCTATTGGACATTATACAAGAAAATTAGGATTGTTTACTCAAATTGTTACTAGTTCCTTCTTTAAAGGTCAAAACGATACTACACTAGTTTACTTAGTAGACGAAAGCGGTAGCTTTACTGAACTTAATAGAGATAATAAAAACTGGGAAGAGGTTCAAAACACCTTTAAAGCGGGTAGAAATGCTACAATTAGGTTATTTGATAATCAAAAATTTAGCGACCAAAAAACTACCGATGGAATAAAAGCTACCTTTAACAGCGGCTATTCATATTTTCCTACTTTATATTATTCTAGCTCTGATGCTACTATGTCTTTTGATATCGTAGCTGATAGTAGAAATAATATGTTCAAAGCAGTATCTAATGGTGGTTCTTTAGCAAGGTTTGGGACATCTAGCTTATATCATTACACAGGAAGTGCTAAAGGAGACATTGTATACGATTTATTTAGAAATGCAGAGTTATATTATAACGAAGGTTTAAATTATGTAGAAGGTATATACACAGCTCCTGCTGCAACATCTTCTTATTATATAGTCCCAGAAACTGCTCAATACGGTTTTTCCTTATCTAATTTATCTTTTAATGTAAACGCAGATAATGGAAGTGGAGTAGGGTATGAATTTTTTATAACATCATCTAATAACGTTGTATCTTCCAGATCAGGTTATTCAATATTTACCGGTTCTTTTACAACCGGGTATATATCTGTAGGAACAGAAAACCAATTAGATATTGTAGCATATGGTCCTCCTGTAGTATTTTACCTAGACAGTGCCAACGTATATATAGGTGAACAAGGTTCCTCACCTGAGTATACTGCTTTTGGTATTACCGGATCATATTATGCTGCTTTAGATTTCGGAATGGGATTCGAATCAGGCAACTGGAATATAATAAATTATAACACGTCAGGTACATTACCTATAAGTGTTAGAACGAAGTATACATTCGCAATAGTTTCTTTACCACAAGCTCAGTTAACAGGTTCTATTTCATTAAACGTATCTGCGGCACCTCAACAATTATCTGCAGGAACTAAGGTAGAGTTTTATTTAAAGAGAACATCTATAAATTCCGGTTCTACATATGAATCGATAAACGCAGGAGCTACATTATTATCTAGTCCTCAAGGGGGTAATCCTGTTACTAACCAACCTTACATATCTTCCACTGGCTCCTCCGAGTTCTGTTTCAGTCCACAATTAAGCGGCTTTGCAGGGTATTTATTTTTACCAGAAGGTATAGGAAGCAATCCAAAATCCAGCTTGTATGGAAGATACGGTAATGTTGAATATACGTTTAATCCAAAAGGAGGGGACTTACTAATAGTATCTTCTTCGGCTAATTTAGAATATGTTTACGAAGTTACGGGAACTCACAGTGCTGGAGGGTCTTTATGTTTGGATGTAGCTCCTACTGTAGCTAGTCAAATTGTAGACGGTACTCAGAAGATAGAAAGGTTTATTTTATTAAAGAAAGTAGATGATGAAACTAACACTATTTTAACTTTTAATAAAAGAGATGGTCAAACATCATATGGCTTTTTGATACCTGATAACTTAAGCCCAGATGTATTAGCAAACATTAACGTTATTAGTGCTCAAGTACAAACTAAACTTTTATCTAGAGAAACTAACAATAACAACATACTGGGTGGAGGAAGTTTTTAAAATTTATATATTTATAATAGAATAAAATAAGAAGTATGGGATACTTAAATAACACATCTGTCGTAGTAGACGCAATTTTAACTAAAAAAGGAAGAGAGTTACTTGCAAGAAACGACGGCTCTTTTCAAATTACACAGTTTGCTTTATCTGATGATGAAATAGATTATACTTTGTATAACCCTAATCATCCATCTGGCTCTGCATATTATGGAGAAGCTATAGAGGCAATGCCAATAGTAGAGGCGTTTCCTGATGATACGCAGATAATGAAATATAAGTTAATTACCTTACCTAGAGGAACAGCTAAACTTCCTGTATTAAATATCGGATATACTTCTATCTCATTGAAACAAGGAGCTTCTTTAGCTATAACACCTCAAACTTTAAATTATTTAGGAGTTAATTCTACTTTTGAACAAAGTGGTTATATAGCTACAATAGGTGATGTTAGAACAATGTCTAACTTTTCTGGTGTAGGAGTTAATACTCCTGCAGCTACTGCACTTAATACTACAACTACTATTGGAACTGTTGTAAGTAAGACAGTAATAGGTACAACAATTAATATAACAGCCACAACTGTAAATACTTTATTCGGCGCTAATACGCAGTTACAGACGAACTTAACAATTATAGGAAGAGATTCTGGAGCAAGAGTAACAGTTCCAGTTACAATTATAAAACAATCGTAATAAACAATGAGCTTTTTACAACTGCAACCAACAGATATAGTAGTTAGTAGTGATGCGGTAACCGCTCCTGCATGGAGTACTGGTGCTCCTACATTAACTAAAATAGTTTCAGCTTCGTCTGTAGCTCCTAGTTTTTACTTAAATGCATATAATAGCGCAAGTGCTGCTACAATATCAACAGTATCACCAGAATTTAGCATAGCTTACGGTCACTTATTTGGCTCGGGCTCAGCAGCTTTTAATTCACTAGTTACTAGTAGTACTCCTACTAGAACTGTTTACGGTCAATACAGAACGTTAGTATACGGCGACGAAAATGCTAATTTTAACTTCGGAACAGGAAATACAACATCTAGAGACATATACGTAATTAACGTACAGAGATCTGACTATAAAGAAAGCCTTTTTCCTGGAACATTTAATTTAAGATTGGTTTCTGGTTCAACTCAACTTTGGTTAACCGATAATAGTAATGATGTATCTACAGTAACTTATTTAGATTGTGGGAGAGCATTTACTATAGTAAGTGGTAGTAATGGTACTGCTACTTTACTAAGTCCTACAGCAGCACCAACTGCAACTAAAGGACAAACACCTTCAGGTTCTTATGGTCTTTACCTACCGGATATTGGAACAATCATTTTAAATCCTAGAGCATTATCATTAGCTCCTGCATCTGGAGGAATTAGTTTAGCTGTAACTGAATCTAATGGTACATTAGCACCCAATAACGTAGTTCTTTATAATGCAATATCTGGTTCAACTTCTTATTCTGCTTCTTTCTCATTAAACAGTCTAGAAACAGTATCATCAGATTATGTATTTATAAGGGTTCCTAACCAAGCATTTAACTATACAACAAATCCATCGATTATTAGCGGTAGTGGAGCTTTATTATACTCATCGTTAATTAACTTCCCACAAACATACATAACAACGGTTGGACTATATAATTCTGCAGGAGATCTTTTAGCTGTAGCAAAATTATCAAAGCCTTTAGTGAAAGACTTTACTAAAGAAGCTTTAATACAGGTTAAGCTAAACTGGTAATATAAACTTATATAGAGAATGAGTTCTGCGGTAAAACCTTTAAAGATTTCCGACACATCTGTATTGCCCTATGGGCTACAGAAATCTTTTAAGATAGCAGATAGTGAATTTACTGCGAGTGGATTAGCTGTAGAAATAGCTAAAAACTTTGCGGTAACAGCAAGTGGTGACAATACTTTATCTCTATTTTATCGTTCAGCTTACCAGTTATACTACGCACAATCAGCTTATTCACAATCAGTTTACGAACCATTATCTTCACAGACATATGGAATGCTTGCTGATGCTACAGATAGCTCTAGCGTTTCGATAGCAAATATTTACGATTCGTATAATCAATCCTTTGCTACTTCTGGCTCTTTAGATTACAACTATAGATTATTTAGTAGTGCATCAGCTGCAAAAGTAGTAGCAGTTTCCGTACCACAGGTATATTTCGGGGAAGGAATAGCAAGAAAAAGTTTTGCTATAGAGCCTGATGATAAATCGTATTATATTCTTGATGATGGTAACGGTAACTTATTTGATATTGTACCTTACTTAAATTCTAAATTCGGAACAGGTAGTTACAATTTAGCTAACTATACTGGAAGTGCATTATTAGATACTAACCTAATTTACGAGGCTTATGTAAGCGGTACCTTTGTAGGAAACATATTTTATTCAGCAGGCTTAATATATGTAACTAACGATATTTACTACTGTGCTTTGGCACAAGACCCGGAATGTGCTAGCCCTAGTCCTACTTCTACCCCTACGTTAACAACAACGCAGACACAGACTCCTTCGGTTACAGCTACTAGAACACAGTCACCTACTCCTACACAGACTCCTACTAGCACTAGGACTCCTACAAATAGTAGTACTGCTACACCTACTTTAACAAGTACTAATACTCAAACAAATACCCAAACTAATAGTCAAACAGCTACACAGACTCCTACAAATACGAGTACTAAGACGCCTACGTTAACATCGACACCTACGTTGACGACTACTTCTACTCAAACAAATACTCAAACTAGTACACAAACTCCAACCAATAGCGGTACATCTACTCCTACGTTAACTTCTACGCAAACGCCTACACAGACGTTAACTAGTACTCCAACGTTAACACAAACTCCTACCTTAACAAATTCGTCTACGCAGACACAAACCCCTTCGTTAACAAGTACTAGTACCCAGACTCCTACACAGACGCTAACAAGTACTAGTACTCAAACACCTACTCAGTCAGTAACTGCAACTAATACACAGACTCCGACACAGACAGTAACAAGTACTAGTACACAGACTCCTACTCAAACTTTAACAAGTACTAATACTCAAACTCAAACTAACACGCAGTCACAAACTGCTACTAATACAAGAACTCCTACATCAACACCGACACCAACTACATCTAGCCCACCACCTCCTAATTTATTAAGAATAACAGGGACTACTGTAGACTGTACTGGCGGTAATGCAACTATTAACGTAGCAGGTGGTTTACCACCTTATGAGTATAGTCTAGATGCAGGTTTAAATTGGACTGCACCTACCTCTGCATCATACTACTCTGCTAGTACAGCATTAGCTTATATAGATCCATGGGTAAGAGACCAAACAGGAATATTCTATAGAGGAACACAGACTCAATGTAGTGATTATACGTTAACAGTTGTACCTACATATTTGACGTATAACTCTCAAGGTTATGTAACTGCTTCTAACCCCACCCAGTATACCAGCTCCTTTATATTATCCGGCTCATATGATTCGAACCACGGATTATCAGCTACAGCACTAGGAACAACAACCTTTATAGCATGGTCTAACTCTCCAGGAACTGTTGATATTATTTCTTCTTTATCGTCTATTACGTATAATTTAAGATATTCAACAACAATTTATGCATTATTTGATGTAGTTGATGTAGTAACGAAAGAATTCTGTTATTATAACATTTCAGGTTCGGCTTTATCTACTAGCGATTTAAATGTAGTTTGTAGTACTTGTCCTACTTCTAGTATAGTTTATTTTAATAAATCTGCTTATAGTAGTTCTAAAGGAGATATAACAGCCCTTACTTGGTACTCTTCTAGTTTATTATCTGGAACAACTTCTAACGGATTCTACAAACAACCTATAACAGATACAACAATAAGTAATCCTCCAATATTTATATTGGCAAGCGGTATTCCTACTTATTCAGGTAGCTGCGACAATTTACCAATCAGTTGCCTTTGATAAAAAATAGACTATGCCCTTAAGTCATTCTAAAACGCTTAATTATTTTGCCTCTGATTTCGTAGATGCTAAACCAAGCTATGCTACTTCTACATCAAAGGGCGTAGATAATTCGTATACGTATACTAAGGGAATTTTATACGCAAACATATCTATACCTTTAGACTTAACAACAACAGATTACGGATATGTAGTATTTGATATAACTTATAATGGAGGTGCTAGTTTTGCAGGTATTTCTTTTTCGACAGATAACGAATCTACCATAGCTGTAGGAACTGATTTAGATGATTTATTTATACCTTTTCCTATAGGGCTGGGTTGTGGTTTTGACTATAAATTAACCAACGGAGTTAAGAAGAGAATCTATGTAATAGTAAACTCTAATCGTTCGAATACTACTAAGTATTTAAACATAGAGACTACTATAGGTAACACCACTTCATTATCAGGAAACAACTTCGTAATAGAGTACGATTGTCCTAATCCATTATATAGCTATACAACAGGACTTCACGTATATTCTCCTTACGACTCAGCCAATAGCCCTGCTTTAACAACTAAGTTATATTCTAGACATGCTATTAATACTTGGTCTGAAAACAAACGAGTATGGGCAACAGCAGAATTTAGTCATCCAGCTTTCCAGTATTACTATTCTTACGGCAGTGAAGGAAAAGTATTTAAGGTAGGCGGTCCTTTTAACAGGGCATTTGGTATTTTTATATACTATGTGTTTTCCGCATCTGCATTTAGTCAATCTTTTTTAGGTAAGTTATTTGGAGTTTCTCCATACACGCAAAAAGAAGTAATAAACGGACCTACTACTTTACAGGATAATGATGACGGGGTAGATGCATGTGCTAATCCATTAATTACTAAGCTAGGTATAATTACAGAAGTACATACCATCTCTACATTAACAAGACCTTCTAGGTATAAATTTCTTTTAGGGTATCACGCATCAACAAGGCAATTATCTAACGATAACTTTTTTACTAAATACGTATTTTCAGAAAAGAAATTCTATCCTTTAACAGGAATAAGACATGCTCTTTTAAGGTTGACCTATGGAGCAAGAACCGGTTTTAGTTCTTCTGTTTTAGACGGATTTTCTATAGATTTATCTTTTTTAGCTGCTACTGGTCAATCTTTTGGCTCTGCTGCTTTAAGCTCATTTTTAGTTTTTAAAGCCATAGCAGCTTTTGGAATAGCTTCTGCACAAACCGCATTTCTAAATGTTACTACTAATATAGCTTACCAAACACTTATAGACGTATCACTCTGGTCGGATGCAGGTAGAGAATTAGTTACAACTGTTTCTAAGCAAGTAACACAGGTTTTAGCAAAGACCGCTGCAGCAAAGTTAGCTGATATAGCAGCTGCCGTTTTCACAGGATTAGGGTATCTAGCTGCATTTTACGCTATAGTATCTGGAATAGAGTTAATCTATAAGTTTTTTGAAAATCAGACATTTACAGCTATAGAAGAGTGTAAATACTTTATAAAACACTATACTACAACTCCTTATATCAATACCGGAAACATTTTAAAGAGAAGAAGAGTTTCTACTGCTCCAGACCCAGGTGCTACTTGTCAAACTTATACATTCTTTAATACTAACGAGTGGCCTGTCTACGTATACTATGTACCTTGTGGAAAGACGCAAGAGGTTTCTTATAATATAGACTCTAATGAATCTATTTCATTCTGTGTACAAGACGGGTATGTACCTTATGGAATTACTACTGAAGGGCTTTCTATTTACGGCCCTCAAGGAGCCTGTAGCGATACTACATCTATAGTTGAAACGACTAATAACGGGTTTTATTGTGATGGAGTATATTTTTATCAACAAGCCGGTGGTGTAGTTACAACTAAGGAATTATCAAGTACTATAACTTTAACTTCTGAAAGCCCAGAAATAGTAACGGGCTTTGAATATTCACTAAAGGCTGATGATCCTACTTTAGTAACTAGAATAGATAGTTTGCTTTTATTACCGTATACTTCAGGTGAGCCTGATGCTTATGTTACTGCTTCAAGTGTATTCTACAGTGGAAAAGTAAGCGGTAGTATAACTTTGCTACCTAACAACCAAATGGAGATAGTACCAGGTAAAATATTTTTGAACTTAGACCCTAGTGCATCTTTTAGTTTTAGTAGTTCAGCCCAAGCTAATACTTTTGCTAATGGGTTGTATGGTTCCATGTCGGATTTAACTACTGGTTCTTTTAATTATGCAACACCTTTATCTGGTAGTAATTTAGGTATATACGTAGCTACATTTACTCATACTTTAAAATTAGAAAGTAATCCAAGTGCTACTCAAATTTACTTCCCTAATACTAGCTCACTAGGCTTAGTAACAGGTACATCTGTTTACTCTGACGCTCTAGGGGGGACTAAAGTATTAAACGGATTCTATTGTGTGACTGGATCCATTATATCTGGCTCTAATCAATATAACAAATTCTACGAAATAAGAAGCGGTTCAGTAGTTGACATATACAATATGCCTTCAGCTAGCAGTACTGCTGTAACTAATACATCAGGAAGTTCTTTTCTTTTAACTACGACTGATTTAAATAAGACTAGTAATTGGTACGCATATGCTAGTTCTATAACAGAATTAAACACTATAGTTAATTCATATAATACTACTTCTAGTTTTAATACAACTACTATCTACGGACAGAATTTTATAAAGAGAGGCTTCCTTACTGCTAGTTATGCAAACGACTTTTATAACGTATCAGACTTTACTTTATACTCAAGTAATTTTAATACAGCTAGTACTGTAGAAGCAGATAACGGATACTATTCACCTCTAGTACCCTGGGGGTCTAGTGACGTGTTCATTTACAATAGAGCTAAATCTATGTCTTTAGATATAGAGGAAATATGTCTTTCTTCTAATCCTCCTACAAATACATTATACGGATTTTATGTAGTCGGTAGATCAGGAAGTACAGAATCTCCATTATTTAATGAAGTAAATTTAACAGCTAAGGTATATCTAGACGTATCTGGGAGTCCAGTATATACATCTAGCTATGCAGTAACTTGTTCTTCAGATACTTCTAGAACATATGTTCCATATGGAGTAGAGATACCTACGTTTAATAACGTATACCGTATAGATATATTTTCAATAGACTCACCTAATCCAGTCAATAAGTATTTTTATAGTACGGGTAGCTTTATAGGATGTAACAACCCAACATCAACTCCTACCCCTACTCCTACAAGTACAAGAACTCCTACGTTAACTGCGACGCCTACATTAACGCAGACACAAACCAGAACACAAACGCAGACACCTACTAATAGTAGTACCCAAACTCCTACGTTAACATCTACTCCTACGTTAACAAGTACAAGTACCCAAACACCTACTCAGTCGGTAACAGCTACTAGTACGCAGACTCCTACGCAAACGGTAACAAGTACCTCTACGAATACTCAAACCCCTACCCGAACATTAACATCGACTCCTACGCAAACAGTAACAAGTACC